CAAATATGCTTTGAAAGCATATGCAAATGTAGAAATTCCGAGAAACAAAATAGAAACAAAATCATTGAAATTAAGTCTTTTTAGGGGTTGACTAAGCAAAAATTTGAAAATTAAAAATGCGACCTAATAAATTGATAGATAATGTTTTATCTTTGATTTGTTTTCTGATGTAATCTCGGCAATTTGAAAAGACTAAGATGTTCTTCACGTCCTGGCCCGTTGTGTTTGGGCGGTGGAGGATGTCGTAGATGGCTAGTGCGACGGCGGTGGCGCCTTTGATGCCTTCGGGGTGGTTGTGGGTGCACGCTGCGGATAGCTCGTATGGGCGGGAAAACGAAGCGAGCAGAGGGTGGATGTTGGGTGGCGGGGTGTTTGAGGCTGTGGGTTAGGAAGTTAGGGGCAAGTGAGAGTGGACGGGGTGGAAAAACGAAACGTGCAAAAAGTTGAATTTGGTTGAATTTTGGTTTAATTTTGGAGGTGCGCCCGTTAAATGCCGGTTTAAGTTGGCTTTAATCGGGCTTTAATTTTGTTTAATCGGGCGAGGTAAAAGGGGCGGTTTCGGTGGGCCTTCGGGCCGGATCAGGAGCAGCACGGGACGACCGCCAACAACGGCAACAGAAGACCACCAACGACAGCCGCAGGCAACAGCCGGCGACGGCATCAGGCTGCCGGACGTGACCGCAAAAACGGCGCGCTCGGCGGCTTTTTTTGTGCATGGACGAGTGGACGGGGAGAGGGCAAAAGGCGCGACAGGCGGCTTATATGGGGCTTTTCGGGGGTGTTGGTGGGTGGTGTGCCGGCTGTGGTGGCAGGGCTATGCCGGTTGGATTGGTGGGCTGCCGGTGGCGGTGTTGGAGGGGTGGCAGCGGGGGGGCTGTGAGGCGGGGCACCGGCGGGCGGATGTGGGAGGGAGGGGCGGAGAGCAGCGGGCATTAGGCAGGGTGTTAGAGGGGGTGTTAAATGAGGCTTGCAGGGGGCGTTAAATGGGGTGTTAAATCAGGTGTTAAATGGGGTGGCCGGAGGGCGGAAAAAGAGGCTCCAAAATGGGCCATTTCGTATTGATCGGCGGGGGTGGAAAATGGGGCAAAAATGGGGTTGGGGTGACAGTTGGGGTTACAAATGGGGTGACAATTTCGACAAGCAACGACCCCTTTAATGGAAAAAAAGAGGGCAAAAAACGGCATTTTTGCGGAGAATCACCCCCCTTTAATTCCAAAATCAAACCGTTAAATGAGGGTGTAAAATCGGGTGTTAAATGCGGTGTAAATCAGCGCGTTAAGGGCATTTAACGGCCATTTAACGCGCAGAAAACAGATATTTTGTGCATTTTTGGTTATTTCAGGGCTATTTTAGGGGCATACAGTGACCACCCCATTACCCGACATTTGCAGTAGCCTGCATGTCGGCATCGGTAACAGTTTTTTCTAATCGCCGGCGGAGCTGCACCACCTGCTCCCGGAGCTGTCCGAGTTCCTCTGCCTGCTGCTGAATAACAGCGTCCTTCTTTTCAATCATCATCATTAATAAGTGATCTGCCGCCTGGTCGCCAGCTGTTTGTGCCTCAACTGCAAACATTTCGCCCTGCCCTGTCAGTAGCCAGGTAGCGTCGACGCAGTATTGTAATACAGTGTTTTGTAATGCAGACACTCCCACATTACTGCGGCCTTTTGCAATTTCTGTTATCATTGAGGTGCTACACCCCACCGCAGTGGCAAATGCCTTTTTATTAGCCACTTTGCCGCTGGCGATTAAGGCGTTAATGACCTCAATAAAACGGGTTGATATATTGTTATTATCTGGCATTTTACAGAATATTGAATTTTTTTCGGTAAAAAATTTGTTTGTTATTACAGAATACTGTAAATTTGCAGCGTTGTAATGTATTACAGCACGGCCAAAGATACAAAAAAATGGCCAGATAAACGAATGTTAAACCCATAAAAGTATAAAGGACATGACACCCAGAAAACAAATTGAGGTCAGCAAGCAGACCCGTGAAATGCTTGTAAAGACATTCAAGACGACCAAGGTTAGCGTATGGCGCGCCCTGGCGTACCGAGACAACAGCCCGAAGAGCCAGCGCATACGCCGGGCTGCGGAGCTGAACGGCGGCGTGCTGTTGATGCTCACGCCGGCCATGGAGACCATGCACGACGCTGACGGGTTTCTGCGTCAGTATTTCCCCAATGACGTGCTCATTGAGGCCAACAAGAAGACCGGGCGCGTGGAGCTGTTGAAGCGTGGCGAAGTTGTAAAGAGCTGGGACGGCATAGCGTTGTCGCAATTTTCAGAAATCCATAACGAAGCCCTCGCCCTGTGCGGCGGCAAAGCAACCATTTAAGCAGGCGGCACCATGGAAATGTATAACAGTGCATTATGTATAAGCCACGCAGAGCTGACCGACGGCATAATGTCGGCGGCTACCGTCAAGCAGTTGCGCCACCGTGGGCAGCTGCAACAGGTGCGGCGCGCCTGTTACGGCACCAGCGCGTTATACGTGGTTGAAAGCCTGCCGGTGCAGTATAAAGCAGAAGTTTACCGCCGTTGGCCCGACTTAAAAGAGCAGGCCGAAAGCCGGCCATTTGTGGAGAGTGTGGAGCCGGACGGCAAAGCCATGCAGTATTTTGCCGACTACGTGTTGAGCGACGGGCGGCACCTATCGACCGAAAAGCAAAGCGAGTATGCCAATAACTGCGCCGTACTTCGGGCGTTCGGCCGGATGCTTGACCGCGCCAACAGCCACCGCATGCGACAGAGCAAAGCCAGAGTAAACGCCGGCGAATTTTGGGCGAAAGCTGCGGCAGCACTGCCCCGCCTGTGCGACCGCTGGCCTAACAGCCTGCCGCAAAGCCCGCGCCGCCTGCGCATGAAATACGCTGAATTTCAGCAGGTCGGTTATGAATGTATGATTAGCCGGAAGTTTCAGAACAAGAACGCGGCAAAAGTGCTTGACGAGGAACAACAGGCCGCCATTAAGGTGCTGTTGGCGCACCACAACAACCTGCCCGACACGGAGGTGGCCCGGCGTTATAACCTGGTGGCCGACGTGAAAGGGTGGCCGCAGATCACAGCCAGCGCCGTGGGTGTGTGGCGTAAAAAATGCGACCTGGTGACAGCCGCCGCCCGCCGTGGCGCGTCGAATTTCCGCAATGAACGGAGTATGCAGGTGAAGCGAAGCAAGCCGACCGCGCCGTTCTTGATGTGGTCGCTTGACGGTTGGACATGTGAGCTGCTGTTTCAGCAAACGAACATAGACAAGCAGGGCCACCGCACAACTACCTACCACAACCGCCTGACGCTGGAAGTGGTGCTCGACCCCTGCTGCGGCTATCCCATTGGCTACGCCATAGGGAGCCACGAAACGCCCGCACTAATAGCCGAAGCCCTGCGCGATGCCGCGCGCCACAGCCGCGAACTTACAGGGGTGATGCTTCGGAGCAATCAGATACAATGTGACCACTACGGCATAAAGACCATGACCGACCTTTACAACGTCATGGCAAAGCACCTGACCCCTGCGCGTGTGAAGAACGCAAAGGCAAAACCCGTGGAGCCATATTTCGGCTACCTGAACACGACATATTGCCAGAAGTTTGACAATTGGAGCGGCTACGGCGTGACCACCGACCCGAAAAAGCAGCCGAACAGCGAAGCACTGAACCAGCTGCGCCACATGTTCCCCGACGAGCAGGGGGTGCGCGAACAGATCCACCAGATAATGGCCTATGAGCGAGCCAGCAAGCGGGCGCAATTTATGCAGCTGTATGCCAACCTGACCGACGAACAACGCCTGCCGCTGTCGAAAGAGAATTATTTGCTTTACTTCGGGCAGACCACCGGCTTCACCAACGCCCTGGAGGGGTCGGGACTTCGCCCCACACTGTTAGGCGCAAAGCGTGATTATGACTGTTGGGATCTGACGTTCAGAGAGCACGCCGGGGAAAAATGGCAGGTGCGCTTTGACCCCGACGATCTAAGCGAAGTGCTGGCAGTGAACGAAGACGGCAGCCGCCGTTATATGCTGCGTGAAAAGTATGTGCAGCCTATGGCATTGGCCGACCGCAAAGAGGGTGACGCCGCCCAGCTGGAAGCCGTCAGGACGTTTAACAAAGAGCTGGAAGGGCACGTAACGAAGCAGATTAGCGGAGCGTATGAGACAGTCGACCGCATGATAGCCGACAACGAACGACAAACCGCCCTGCTGTTAAGCCGTCTGCTGTTGACCGACAGCCACGGACAGCATAAGTTACCCGCCGCGCAGCAGCGCATGAGCCAGGCAGCCATTGCCGATGTAGAGTATGAGACCGTGGAACCCACGCCGAACATGCCCACCGGGTGGCAGGAGGAAGACCCTGAAAACTTTGATATTTTCTAAATCTCCATTCAAAACTATCCATTCATTAGCAACCTAATCATCAACAATAATAAACCGACCATGGTAAAGGAAGAAAAAAACCGAATAGCACAGCGACTTAAAGAATACTGTGACAAAATGGGCAGCCAGAACAAGGCAGCCCGCAGCCTGAACAGCACTAGCACCGCCACCGTCAGCAAAATGCTGTCGGGCGATTGGGAAACCATTAGCGACGACATGTGGCGCGCAGTGGGCGCACAGCTGGGGCACGACAGCAGCGCGTGGCAGATCGTGAAAACGAACGGCTACAAGCGCATGGCCTTTTTGATGCAGCAGGCCAAAGAAGAAAGCCTCGTAATAGCCATTACCGGGCTTGCAGGCTGCGGGAAGACCGAAGCCATAAAGAGCTACACCAAGACGACGCGCGGCGTGTACCACTTAATGTGCAGCGAGTATTGGAACCGCCCGACATTCATAAACAAACTGCTGCGCGCTCTGGGCAAAGACGTAGGCGGCAGCGTGTCGGAGCAAATGGACACCATAGTGGAGACACTAAACAGCGCCGATGCCCCGCTGATCATACTTGACGAAGCCGACAAACTGCGCGACCAGGTGCTTTACTTTTTCATAAGCCTGTACAACCAGCTGGAGGGCCACTGCGGCATTATCCTGGTGGCCACCGAGTATCTGAAGCACCGCATAGAGCGCGGCGTTCGCCTGAAAAAGAAAGGCTATGAGGAAATTTACAGCCGCATAGGCCGTAAATTCGTGCAGCTTCAAGTGGTGAACGGCGAAGACATAGCCGCCGTATGCAAAGCCAACGGCGTGAGCGACCCGGCGACCATACAGGAAATAATAGCCGGTGCAGAGTGCGACCTTCGCAGAGTGAAACGCGCCGTGTGGGCAGCCAAAAAGAAAGGAGGCGCACAATGAGCAAGAGCGTAAAACTGCGCGTTGCCTCTGCGGAGGTGATGCCCCTGCTGGTTGATTGGCTGCGCGCCGCGCTGCCGTTTGATATAAGCGTTGGCAAAGGGCATAAAGCCGACGGCACGCGCACGGTGGTGTTTACCGTCACCGCCAGCACCACGGCAGAAGCCGCCGTGAAGATGCAAGCCCTGGAACAGCTAATCGACGCGCACACCCTGCGCGAAAGCATAGAGCAGTAAGAGAAATGCGCAGGGCGATAAGTAACAAAAACGTGATGCAGGCCAAATTTGAGACGGCACCCTTCGAGGGTGTGTGGCTTGCAAGCCTGGGACGGCCAGAAATGCGCGGGTCGTGGATAGTGTACGGCGGCAGTGGTAGCGGCAAAACCACCTACGTAATGCAGCTGTGCAAGTATCTGACGAACTTTGGGCGCGTGGCCTACAACAGCCTTGAGCAGGGGTTGAGCTTGTCGCTGCAAAAAGCATGGGAGCGCGTGGGCATGGAAGAAGTAGGCAGTAAAATAATACTGCTATGCAAAGAGAGCCTATCGGACATAAGGGAGCGTCTGACAAGGAAAAACGCCCCTAACATTGTGGTAATAGACAGTGTGAATTATTGGATAGGCTTCACCATGCGCGATTATACCAAGCTAAAAGACGACAACCCCGACACGCTGTTTGTCTTCATAGCCCACGAAGACAAAGGGCAGCCCAAGGGGAACATGGCAAAAAATATTCGTTACGATGCTGATATTAAGATAAGAGTCGAGGGTTACAAAGCCTTTGCCACTTCGCGCTACGAAGACACCGACAAAAGCGAGGGCGGGCAGGATTATGTAATCTGGGAACAGGGCGCGCGCGAATATTGGGCAGAGTTATAAACAGCAATAAATTAACAGTTCTATGACAGAAAATAAAGACATGGACGAAATCCACCGCGGGCTGTTGAAGAAGTTTCACACGCTTTGCAGTGTGCTGAACATGACCGCCGACGAGAAGGAGGAGCTTATATCTGCCTATAACGTCGAAAGCAGCCGGGACATAGACACGCACGACCTGATAGACCTCTGCGCGAAGCTGTCGAAGCAAGCCGGCGGAAAGAAGCGGGGCGAATATGACCGCCTGCGCAAGCAGTGCATGGCCGCCATAGGCAGCTGGCTGAAAATGACCGGCAGAGAGAGCAACGCCACGGTAATAAAGGCCATAGCGTGCCGCGCCACAAAGCACACCGAGTTTAATAAAATACCGCTGGAGCGCCTGCGCAACCTGGTGCACTTGTTCAACAACAAGATAAAAGACCGGGACGCAGTGGAAGACGTAGCCGACCAGGTGGCTACCGACCCGAAGAAGCCGGCCAAACAGATACTAATTTACAAAACAGAAGGCGGCCTGGGCTTTCTAAACTAACACTACAATGAGCAAGAGCGAAAACACAATTTTAACCGAGCTAAAGCACGCCATAAAGGTGCACACGGTTGAAATGGACACGCCCACATATTGCTGGCTGCTGCGAGAGCTGGCAGAGTGGTGCGAGAACCAAGCCAACGTGCAGGAGTATGTGGAAGACTACACAGACGACTTCACCGGCTACGACGACAACGACTAACAACCATATTACAAACAGTTAAACAAATCAACAATGAAAAAAGAAATTTTCAGCTACGTGAAAGCTGCCGTGCGTCTGCCATTCGCACTCGTCGGCGGTGTGTTGAACCTGGCGGCAGTTGCCCTCAACACGCTGGGCGCGTTTGCCCTGGGCAAACTGTCGGACGCAAACGACTACATGGACACTATTAATTAACCATTAAACACCCATTTAACACAATGGAAACAACCCAAACAACAGTCGTCGAAATGACGGCAGAGGAACAGGCACAATTTGCCGCGTTCAAGGCAGAGCAGGAGAAAAAAGCCCGCCTGCAAAAGCGTAAAGAAAACCGCGAAAGCTACGCGCAGATCGTAGACGAGCAGGTGGCGTTAGCCATTCCTGAGCTGGCCGCCCTGTCGGAGCAGATCAAAACCGTAAAAACCGCCGTTTTCGAGAACTTCAAAATGGTGCTCGACATGAAAGCCGACCTAATGAGCTTGACCCAGAGCGGGCAGCACAGCCACACGTTCACCACGTCGGACGGCATGATGCGCCTAACGCTGGGCACAAACACCGTAGACGCATACCGCGACACGGTGGAAGAAGGTATCGCCATGGTGCGCAGCTACATTGAAAGCCTGGCAAAGGACGACAACAGCCGCGCACTGGTCAACGCCGTGCTTCGCCTGTTGGCGCGTGATCAGAAGGGCACACTGAAAGCCAGCCGCGTGCTCCAGCTTCGCAAAATGGCTGACGAAACCGGCGACGAGACGTTCCAAGAGGGCGTTAAAATCATAGAGGAAAGCTACCAGCCTGCCGAAACAAAGCAGTATATCCGTGCGGAGTTCAAGGACGACAAGGGCTGGCATATCATCCCCCTGTCGGTTACAGACGTTTGACCCGAAGCAGCGCGGCACAAAAAAAGCGCGCCCCCATAGCCGAAGCCTGAAGCACGCGCAACCCGATGTGTAAAGGACATTGCAAATATACGCAAAATTTCGGTAAATGGGAAATAATAGGCATTATAAAAGCACATTTGACCGCGTAAAGTTAATAAAAGCACTAACCGACCGCTATTACGAACCCGGTAACAATTCAAAATGTTACAAGGCTGTGTGGAAACGGTATATTTATCCCATTTACCCGATGTGTTATCGTACCTACCTAAATTACCTGAATATACCACCCGAACCGCCAGCTCCCACACCCTCTCAACTCATGTTCGACTTTGCCGAATGAGGACACAGCAAAAACCCGCCAGCCTGCAAGAGACTGACGGGCTTTTTTTATTGTTTGATTTTCACCTGCGCCACTGCTACCTGACGGGCAGGACGGGCGGCGGCAGGGAATTGGCAGCGGGTGACGTAGCGCTCAATGCTTTCTATCAGTTCGGCATGGTTGTGGTTGGTGGCCGACACTGAAAGCATGAACGTGCTAAAGTTTTCGCCCGCCAGCGTGGCCATAGCAGCGTGCACTTGGTCGATAAGGTCGAAGTAGTCAAGAGCAGCGTCGAGGCGGCTGTCATTAAAGCCGGCAGAGTAGGAAACTGTGCGGGTAATGATATGGAGGCGCACCGGCACGTCGGCCATGCAGACGTGGTTAGCCAGCTGGCGCACGTCGTACTGCTCAAATTCAATAAAGACGGAGGGGCACGGCCATGCGGTCGTGGTGGTAATTTCGGCGAGGTGCTCATTCCATAGGTCTATGAACTTAATGGCGGGCACCTGCTCTTTAATTCGGGCTGCAATAGCCTTAAATAGCTGTTTTCTCATTTACGTAATGCTTTTATTAGTTCCTGGTTATAACGGTTGACATTGTCGTCGATAACGCCCTGAATAATGCGCTGCGTTTCGGGGCCGTCGCCAACAAATTGGCGCTGCGGCATGTTGACAGTGCGGAGGTGTTGGCGCACGGTGTAGGTGTTGCCTTTTTTGCTCTTTCGGTAGTGCTGGCGCACGGTCACAGTGCCCTTGCCGCCCTCATTGTGCAGGGTGGCGTAGGGCTGGTTGGAGGTGAAGCGCACGCCGGTGGCTGTTTCGGTGGCCTGAATGGAACGGCGTAGGCTGCCCTTCACCACCAGCAGGGAGCCGAGGGCGTTAGGATCGCGGCGCTTTTTCCACTTGTTCGTAAAAAAGGCTTTGCGGGTGAAGTTGCGGTCGAATTCGTCGTGCAGTTCGACCCTCATGTCGCTAATTATGTCCTTTTTGAGTTGTGCGGGGTCTAACATTCAGCAAAAAAAATTTCTTAAAACTTTGTGTTTCCGAAAATTGTTAATAACTTTGCATAAACGAAAGCTCTGACTGCTTAACGCGGATTGTAGTTCCGCGCCGCGCAGTTGGGGCTTTCATTTTTTAATAAGGCCTATTGCAATTCTGGGATTATCAGAGCAGCTGTAAAGGTTCAAAGACCCATCGTCATATTCGCGCACCACAAGCCACGACTTTTCACCGCACAGCTCAATTTCAAGAATGTGCGAAGCGACAATACCCGGCTTTATATAAGTGGGATTTATACCAAGGTAGCGGGCTGCTTTATAAACCTTTTGAATATTCATTAAAAGCTCATTTTTCGCCCTCCTATGTTTGTGCGGTTGGTTAGTAAACTCTTTAACCGAGTTGTTGGACATATAAGCAGTAGCGGATAAGCCCTCATTAACAAGTGGGTCGGAGCGGTGGTCGCCCATATATTTGCGTATTTCCTTAACGCGGCGGCGTATATATTCAAATTCATGCTCTGTTGCCATATCGTCGACCACCTGTTTAACAGCTTCGGGCGCTTTGTAATATGGATGCTTTGGCGGGAACAGTTTCATTTGTTTGCCGGGGTTAAAGCGGAACATTTGCTGCTTTGCCGCTTCGGTTGAGTTATCACCCAGGAGCATGGCGTGGGCGGGGTCGCTTTCGGCATACTTTCCGCGGCGCACCTGCACGGCGGTGCAACGGCAGCCCCAGCCGTTCGGTGGGTAGTAGATTTATCCCAGAACGGGTCGGAGGGTGGCAGCGTAATGCCATTCATGGCGGCGTGGTCTTCGCGCACACGGTTGTCCTCTACGGTGCGGTACTGCAACAAGTAGCGGTCGCCGTCCTGCTCCATAGCCGCCCATTTAGCCGCCATTTGGCTGGAGCCAACGGCGTGCTTATATTCGGCATATAGGTAGTTGCGGTTATAGCGGTTGTTGAGCTTTAGCACGTCCTCCTAAAATTCGGCGTATGGTTTAATTTCGCCTTTGTCATTGACCAGCGACAAGCCTATTTCGCGCATAGCGTGGAACGTCTTAAAGCCGGAAAATACAAACGTGTTTTCCTCTAACGCATAGCGCAGAGTGTCGGGCACGTCGGTGGGGAGGTGCGCGTCGACACCGCGGTTAATGGCGGCGACAGTTGCAAGTATGAGCTTGCGGGCTTTGGGGTCTTTAATCTGGTTTATGTCGAAGCCGCCGGCCCGGTAGATCAGGTCGGCCACGTCGTCGAAGACGGAGGAGTCAAAGGTGGGTGTGTCGTCGTCATCAGCGGCGAGGGTCAGCGTTCCGCCGTCTTCATAAAGCATATTAACAGCTGCATGGAAAGCCCCGTAATTGGCGCGCAGTTCAGCAGTGTGCGCGGGGCTTACTCGAAAAAAGCGTCGGGCTGTGTCTTTTTTTCGCGCACGCCAGTAATGGGCACGTTATATTTGTCGGTGAAATACTGCGGGTCAATTTCGTAATACTCCAGAAGCACGCGCTCCATTTCGCGCTGTTCCGACGGAGTGAATGCTGCCGCGTCGTCCCACTCAAAACGGCAGCCATTAATAGGGAAGCCGTGGGCCAGCATGAACGGCAGCAGGTGGTCGTTCACATTGTTGGCTAACATGGTTTTGTCGGCTTCAATGACATTCTCGAACACGTCGAGGTGGGTTTCGGACTGCGACAGGGAGGAGCCCGCGTCAATGGTCATTGTCTGGTTAAGAATACCTTTGGATATTTCGCTGTTACAACGATCCACGCGCTTGTCGTAAACGTTGTAAGCATCGCCGCGGCTGCTTTCCTTAATGTCTATTTCGGTGCCGTCGGGGAACAATCCCCAAAAGGCACTGCCCATGTTTTCGAGGGCACTTTCAATTTTGGCGCGTTCCGCGTCGTCGGTGGTGGTGGCTTTGGCTATACGCATAGGAGCACCGAAAATTTCGCCGAACATATCCCAAAAGCCGAGCATGTTCTTTTTGCTGATACACTGCGGGGCGCACTTCAAGAGCAAACCAAGGTCATAGGGTTTGCCAATTTCCAGGCACCAGTTGGCTAATTCGCCCTCGCGGTAGCTTATACCACTGCGCCAATCGTCGCCGACATTGCGAAGCAGCACACCGTGCTCCTGGCACACGTGTTTGCGCGGCACCAGCTCCACACCGTCGAATGTGAGGCCGTCGGCAGTTTTCTGAATGTCGCCGAACTGCACAAGTGAGTGACCCCAGAACCGGCAGTCAAGAGCCAGGGAGCAGTAATCGTTAAACCATTCGCGGGTAAACAGCGCCGTGGCCTTTTCCACCTCTTTGCCGTCGGCACCGACAAGGCGAAATTTTTGCTTTAGCACCATGCCTTTGCGCTGGCCAATACAGCCCTCGAGGTGCAGGTCGACCATGCAATCGGTGTAAATGTCGTAAAGGTTCTGACGTTTGGGGTTGTCCACGTTAATGGCCTGCTGCCATGCCTGGCGCCACATACCCACGTCCTTTTGCGTCAGGGAGTCGGTTTGTCGGATCAGTTCGGCAGTGAGGCGGCGGCCCTCTTTGCTTTTGACAAAAGCGGCAATGCGCTGCACTTCGTCGGAGCTATACATGTGCTCGCCGGTGAAGATATGGCCAATTTTCTGTAAAATGTTCATTTAACAAGCGTTTAATGGTTAGTAATTACCAGGTGCATTTTTTTACTTTGCCAATGGCAGAGCCGAAGCGCACAGGGTTATGGCTGTCGGTGTCGCCGTTGTCGCTCACATATTTGGGCATGTCGGGGGAGGCTTTGGAGGCCTGCACATCGCGCAGCCATTTGATGCTATCTTCATAGAGCTGCTCGCGGCGGTCGCTGCCCATAGACTGCGGCAGACGATGCACCATGGTGTAAAGTGTGATATTTACGGCGCAATCTACCAGCATGGGGTTGCGGCACGCGCCCTCCTGGGCAAATGCTTTGGCCATGTCGTAGCGGTCGCGGGTGTAGGAGCTTATTTTCTCCATGGCTGCCTTTTCAGCCTGGAGGCGTATGTCGGTGTGTGCCTGGAGCTGTTCAAACTCGAAATCGTCGCACACAGCCTTGTAGTCGTCATCGGTCAGGAACATAGGGCATTACTTTTTAACGGGTTGTGGCAGGGCCTCATAAATGGCAATTTTGCGGGCTGTTTCGGCAGTGAAGCCTTTAGCAAAGCGGTGGCAGGCAATGAGCTGCTTAACGCCCTGCATGGAAACGACCACGGGCCGACCGTCTTTTACCAGCACCAGAAATTTGCGGCGCAGAGTGTTGGCATTTTCCTGCGCCTGCTTAATCGCACGTTTTTTGCGCCACTCAAAGAGACAGGCGCAGACGAATTTTTTAATAAATTTCACCATGTTACATTTTTTGCGTTACGCCGCTTACCAAAAGACGGCATGAAGTTAGAAATACGGGAATGTTTTTGAAGCAGGTAAATAGCGGCCTCGTCAGCGTCGGGGGCATCATCGTGGCCGCGCATACCTTTTTGAAAAGCGAGGGTTTGGTCAAGGCCGCGCAACATGTCGGGGTCGTCTTTTTGGCTGTCGTCGTAGAAGACAAAGCCACGCTCCCAATTTGCGGCGCTGCTTTCAATACGTTGGAACTTGTCGGGCTTTTTGCGTTTGTCTGGCAGGATAGGCAGCTGGTAGCCGCGCAGATCACCCTCGGTTGCAAAGTCTTTCATTAAGTTGTCCTGCATGAAGTTTGCCTCCAGATAGAATTTAATGGAAACGCCCGCGGTGCCGGCCCATTCGTAGAGGTCATAACACCAGCGCACCATTTCGGCCACTGTGGCCTGCCGGACGAATGCCCGGAGCTGCCAGAGCTGGCCACCTTTGATTTTGCCCCAGAGCTTCGCAGCCTTATAGTCATTTTTCTGCGTACTTTTCCAAGAGGGGTCGATATATAGCACAAGTTCCCGGAACTGCCCCCATGCCGGGCGCTTTGCCCAACGGATCCATTCCTGACGAAAGACGGCTCCCTCGACAATGGGGTTGTTCATATATTCCTTTTGGAAGGAGCGGTAGCCCTGGAAGTCTTCAATGGCTTGCACTTCGGCGGGTGTCCATTTGGCAGCCCACGACACATTGCCGTTCTTGTCCCAGATATTCACCTGCGACACCTGCACGCCTTTGGTCTGGGCAATGTTTTGCAGGACGGAGTTTTTGGCTATCAAGTTCCCGACCATGATAAAGCGGCCACGGCCACCGTCGAGGGCACCGAACAACGCCTCCTTAACCCAATCAGTGAGGCGCTGCACCCGGTTGGGGTTTTCGCAGAGTTCGTCGTCGTCGAGGTCGTCGATCACTATGTAGTCGGGGCGGTGGCTGCGGTAGCGCAGACCACGGGGGGACTGCCCACGGCCACGGGCAAAAAAGGCGGTGCCGTCTTTGGTGACGAATGACCCCTCCTCCCAATTGCCATTATTATACTGCTGGCCGAAATCGTTAATATAACGCTGGTTGAACTGTAACTCGGCCTGAATGTCGGCCAGCAGGGTGTTTGCGTTGTCTTCGCTCTTACCCACCAGCACCATAACGTTAATTTCGCGCTGCTGCTGGCACTTTAGCCACAGGGGGATGAATATATCCAGGTGTGTGGACTTTGCCGCGCCACGGTGCCACTTAAAGACGGCGCGCAGGTTCTTTTCTTTCTTTACCAGGTTGGCCGCCTTAATGTGGAAAGGCGCGCAGGGGGTCTGCACGCCTGTTTGTGGGTTTTGGGTGTAGTGGGGAAAGTAGTAGTCGACAAACGCGGCATAATCGGCGCGCACGCGCTTAATGCGCTGCTCCCGCTGTTGGTTGGTTTCACCCCGCCCCACAACGGTGGCCGTCTGGACAGTCTCACAGTGTTGCTTCCACAGTTCGAGCGCCTCTTTTCGTGTTAGTTTGTCGTACTTTGGCATGTCATTTTATTAGTTTGTTTTGCATCAGGTAGTCAATATATTGGTTGTGGTAGCGGTTAATGGTTTTCAGCAGATCGGGGGTTATACCCTCATCATACTGTGCCTGAAATTGCAGCCATTTGCTGAAAGCCATAAAGACCTCGATAACGTCCACGATGCTGGTCTGCTTGTCCAGCTTTTCAATAGTGGCCGAAAATTTTGCCAGCTTGTCGCCCAGGCCATTGATAGCGTCGGGGTCGTTGGTGTTGTTTACGCTTTCCAGCATTTTGTCGATAGTACGGAGCAGCTTGTTGACGAGTTCGGGGCGGGTAATATTCTGCGCGGCGCGCTGTTCCTGCCACCCCTCTGCGTTTACCCATTTGGTAATGGTCTGCGCCGAGATACCGGTCTTTTCGGCTATCACTTTTTGGCTATCGCCCTGCATGAATAGAATGCGGGCGTAGTCTTTCTTTTCTTCACGCTCTTTCTTTGTCGCCATTCGGTGCCATAATTTTAATGTTGTTAATGCGGCACCGGGAGGCCCGGCGCTGCGGGTTATTGTTAATATTAATTGCCGCAAAATTCAACATAATAGGCCGGAATTAAAAAAAGAGTGTAAACTCTTTACACTCTTTTTGTGGGAGTTGGATAAACTATTGAATTTTGCACCGAAAGTTGCATTCAACGCGGCGTAGAGCAGTGGTAGCTCGTGAGGTTCATTCCCTCAAGGTCGCAGGTTCGAGTCCTGCCGCCGCCACAATGACTATTGAAAATCAATAGTTTACAAAGAAAAGGGTACTTTGATGGGTACTTTAGTAAAATAGCCGGGCAATTTGCTCGGCTATTTTCGTTAAGGCGGGTTACTGCGTTTCTTCCTC